AGTTAATCCATCAATAACAGAGTGCGTTCTTTCTGCGCTCCCACTTGCGCCATCTACCGCTATTTTAAACTTACCCAATTCATCTGAATCATCATTTATAGCTTTTGCTACAATGTTAGCCGCACTTGCCATGTCCATTCCAGTTGCAGCAGCAAGATCAAGAATAGCTGGAGTTAATCGCTTTACAGCTTCATCATTTTTAACATAATTAGATATTTTAACCTGTACAGCAGCAATTTCTTCGTTGTCAACTTTTAATTTTTGTCCTAATGCTTCCGCTTGTTGATTTAATGCAGTTGATGTATATCCTAACGCAGTTCTGAGTTGCGCTTGAACTCTAACAGATTCCTGGTATTCTAATCTTGATTCTTTTAAAAATTGCGTTACTTTTTGTATTCCCTGCATTCCAATATAAGCAACAACAGCGCCTTTAATAGCATTAACAAAATTGCCCTTTATCTCATCACCCAAACCCTTAAATGAATCTTTTGTCTGCTTCAGTGAGGAATCGACCTTCTTTGAAGCATCAGCAATAGGCTGTGACATATTATCTACAACATTTAATTTTACATTAATGTCATGTTCAGCCATAATATCAACCTATTTCTTAGCCATTTTGTTTGCGTTATCAATTTCTATTTGTTCACGCTTGTTAGCCATGAATCTACAAATAGAAAAAGCCTCCAATAGTTTTGAAGGCTGTTCGTATCTTCCTTGTCCATCTGGATAGCACATATTGTTTGTCGCCTTAAAATGCCAGAAGTAAGGAATAAATCTGTTTATATTTATATCATTACAAAAACTAACAGGACACCGATTAATATTAAACCAACCCCAGCTTATTTTCTTACGCTTGCCTTTCGACAATGGCCTGCAACATATTTCACATCCATCAACCCCACCACAAGTACAGTCAATTTGTAGGTTGTTTTTTACATTCATATTGCATCCACGACCTTTTTTCTGTTTTTTATCACAATTTCCGCAATTATATGCCAATGAAAACGGTTTATATTGCATCAAAACTGCGACAATTAACTTTTTTTTTCCTCTGTGGTTAGTCTGTTCGCAAGATTCCAATACTTAATTATTTCAGCCTGTTCATCACTGTTATAATCGGCTTTAGGAGTTATTAGGATTTTATCAATGAAAGCATCAACAACAGTCAAACGTGCTTTGTAATCAATGTTTTCATTGTAAATTCCAAACATTTCCTTTTCCAGTGATCCTGTCTTTGGCTTAAATTTCCATACAACTTTATCACTGTCAACGTATTCAATACTTTCCTTTGAGGATACGGGTATCATGCGTATTCCCCTTTCTTGCTGTTAAGGTTATGCGTCATTGATAGCAACTGTAAAATCGTTATCAACGAATGATCCTGTGATTTCCCATACCATTAGACCATTATCAACGCTTTGCTTGCATTCGCGTATCTCGCTTTTATTCGATCCGCTTGTAATACTGATATAACTATCAGCAGCACTACCGAACTTGATAGTAGTAGTCGCAAGCGTGCCAGCAGCCATTCCGGTTGTTGGATTAATAGAGCTTGCATCTTCCATGTATGCGGTTACTGACCACGATGCCTTTTTATTAACAATCATACTCTGCAAATTACCGCTCTCATCTCCCATATTCTTGATCATCTGCAAATCATTACCACCTTTAACAGAAAATTTTAGAATGTGCAAAGCAAGACCGTTGATAGTCTGAGTCGCATTTTTGAGAACAGCAGGCGGAACAGTACTAATTGCTGCAATAGTATCTGTCAAATAAGTTCCGGCAGCAGGTGCGCCATCTGGAACACCTTTGCCAGTAAATGTTATAGTGCAAGGTTTCCCAACCTCACCGCTAATTTCATAGTCGAACATAACACTATGAGCCTTGGTGATAATAGTATCACCGGCAGTTTTATCGCCAGTATAACCCCATAGAGTCATATCTTTCCAGTTAGTCGCAATAACGCTTGTAGGTGCCCATGAATGCTTTTTTGTCGCAAGTGCATACACCATACCGCAACAATTAAGGAACCCGCCGACATTGGGGACAGTGGCCGATCCGGTTGGAATAATAGGGAGCGTTACCTTTACATCAACCAAACTCATCCCGGCAACAGCCTGAGGATTTCCAAATATCCCTTGCGCGAGCGCTTGCTCTGCGAACTCTTTTTTATAGTCAAGTGAAAAGTTATCGTCAACAGTTATGAAATCTGCTGCCGCTGGCGTTGCTTTAGATCCAAGTGCAGATTGCACTTTGGCAGTAAGCAAATTAAGCTTTTGAAAAGTAGGTACCATAGGCCCATCCTGGTTATTAGGTGTAATAACACTATCATAAATTCTTATTTCATCAAGCAACCCCTGAAAGTCGCTATAATATGCTTGTGCAAAAATTAACGATAGATTCGTGTTTGATATTAAATACGTTCCCGCTAAGATAGTCGCACTCGTTACATTCACACTATCGGCGTAAATATTCCATTTGCCATTTGCATACGTAAATAAAAGGTCATGCCAATTTGTATCGGTTATAGTATATCCGGTATTCGCCGTTATTAAATTATTATAATAGAAAAAAAGATTGTTTGATGTATTTATTCCTACACCAAAATTTTTATTCTGTGCGTACAATCCTTTTACTACGAACGTCGCTGGATTGGCGATAATCGTATCGGCAAGCTTTAACCATAAACGTATCGAGAACGAACCCGTAGCCGCAAAATTAAAAAGCGCATTATTTACAGTTGATAATCCGTAGTTATCACCTAACCCGAAAGAAAAAGAAAATGCCTTACCTACTTTACCCGTTGCGTACGCGGGGGTAGTGTTCCAAACAGCGTCAACCCCGGCTTGGGATTCGTTCGGGTTATCTTCGGCTTTCCACCAGAGTATAGGAAATGACATATTTTGTTTTCTCAACTATTATGATAAAACAAATTCCATTTAGTCACTAAACTTGTCGGATGATACGTATTGCCACGCTTATCTGGTATTTTCTCGCTGCTCTTAAACGACAATACAGCCTCTTTACTCAATGGCAAATATCCAGTATTGTTAGCGCCGAATACTTTTATTAAATCAGCCAATGCCATATCAAGCGCACTGTCAGCTGTGATCTCTGGTTGTACTGTCAGGGTTGGAGTGATACGATAATCAACACTTATTATTACTTCAGCCTCTTGAAATCCATACAGCCCGTTAATCCCCTCAACCGCTGTTTCTGTATTATACCTTATCAACGCGCACGGATACGCACTCACACGCGCACGATCAGCCTGGTTGATTGTTCCCCATGTATAGTTATACCCGCCAACAGTGGTCATACCACTGATAATAGTTGCAATCTCTCCAGATATAGTTGTTGCTCTTGCTGTCATGATCTGTATAAAATTCCTGTTTGCACCATTTGATAAGGAGAGAGTGATTGCGCTGTATTCATAAACATTTCTTTTGTGATCTGACTTTTAAGCAATTCGCAACGCTCTTTATACCATATCAATTTTTTGAAATAGCTTTCATTTTCAGGCACATCAACATTATTTTCAGCAGTACAATCTTGACATACAAGGAAACAAAAATATGCAATCGCATATTCTTTTATCCTGTAACTTAATGGAGTTTCATATATACTCGTAGAAACAACGCCACGCTCAAGCGCAAGCGCCTCAAGTTCAAGGTCAGTGTTCTCCATCCAAATATCATGCCGTCCATCTTCCGCTCCAGATTGAACAAAATCACGGACAACACTATCTGTTATATCTGTAAACGCTATGTATTTTGCAGTATATGCCATTTAGAACCCCGCTAATTTAATGACACGATCAACAGCAGTATTCATTTTAATGATAAAATCAGGCTCTTTTACTTGTGCAGCTTCGTATAAAAATTGATCAGGTTTAATACCTGGATGATTGACTTTTTTTGCGAACACTTTATTTCCACTTTGTGGTCTTATAGTATGCGCTCTTGTTCCATCATGCACATATTTTCCGTATTGTGCAGTACTTTCATTCAAAAATATTTCTGCGGATAATCCTTTATTCCTAATCGTATACCAAATTGATTTTGCAAGATTACCGGACTTCGTTTTAAATCTATGAACGGTACGTGCTTGATTCTGTATTGACTTGCTAACTCCAGCTATTTCCTGAGTCATTTCTTTTTTTGCAATATCAGGTATAGCATTAAACGCTTTGAGAAAACTATCCAAGTCAATGGTAACTTTTAATTCCATTATTTTTTAGGCCTGCCACGACCGCGCTTGTGTTTTTTCATTGCTGCCTCAAGCTTATCAACATTTGAACCGATTTCTTTTTCAGGTTCAGGATTAACAGCAACTATTTTACCGTATTCTGTATTATCAACATACGGCTCTTGCTCAGTTAAAACAACAGGAACCGGCATTTCTACCGGTTCCTGTACAACATCTTCACATACAATCCACCCATAGGACAGATACTCCGCAACTTTATCAGAAGGAATAGTTTTTACCCTATCCCTACCGCCATTAATATTGTTCCATCGTACCTGTACCATGATAACCCCTTATCCAAGAATGGTTGCAATGTGTTCACTCTGTACGGCCTTGAAACCACCGCAGAGGTGTATTCGATAGGTGATGATGCCATCGCCTATGCAACGGACAAACAGATACGTAAGACCGAACTGATCCGTAACAAGCTGAGTCTGAAGAATGGCGCTCGCTGGGATCAGCGGGGGCCGCACAACACCAACAACAGCAGAACGCTCAAAGCAGAATGCGCCTGTGTACGATCCACCGATTGTCAATTCATCAGCATCAGCACCAACTACCACAAGACCCGGCCTATTGATTACAAGATTTCCACTTGTTGCAACAAGACCTGTATTAACAACGTATTTATTCGCGTCAGTGGTTCCACCGGCTTTAGTAATAACATCACCAGCTACAAAACCGGTACCATTAACTGTTCCGCTCTCAGTAATGAGCGTCGTCGTTCCAACAGGATGCGAAGCAGATGTGAGATCGTAGCCAGTACCTGCTCCGGCGGTATGTGAAGAAATCCCACCGGATACGCTGATGTTGAAACCATGCTGCGGGAGGTACTTGCCTGTCCGACGTTCCGTATCTGAACCAGCAATCATAGCCTGATTGTAAATTCCAAGATTCGACAGATTCATCGCCGCATCGGAGTTCATAACGCATTGCAGATCAGAAAGCGATGCGCCATTGTCCACCAGGATTTTCTTAGCGGCAGTAAGTGCCGTAAGATCGCTTGCGAAAGGTGTCGTGCCTGCCGTGCCGGTCGCTCTGGATGAACCGTTTTTCACGGCGGTAAACGCGAGTACTTCCATCGCATTGCGAACTGTACGCATTGCGTTTTCGGTCTTGAGACGCAACCATTCCGCACCGTTGTCACCGTTAAGGAGTGACCGTTCCTGTTCGCCAGAAACCGACCACGAATCCATGTACGATTTGCTGATCGAAATACCAATGCTCGACGCAGTCGCCGCAGTACCGAGATCGGCATAAGCGGCAGGCGTGTATTCAGCAACCGTATTCTTCGCGGTATACGGAACGTAAACGGTATCGCCTTTGGCAACACCTTTGTCGTCAAACGTGGTAGAAATTGAATTGAGGAAACCTATAGGCTCCTGTGAAACTGTCTGCGCTGCCGAGTAAAGTACCGGGGCAATGCTTGTCATGGTAAAATCGCCTGCTGCCATAATGCACTCCTTGTTATGTTAGTTTGTACCCTTCTGCCATGAGCCTGTTACGCTCTAAACCAGAAAGGTTGTTAAATTCATCTAATGATATTGATTTTTCATTTTTTTTATCTTTAGACCCACCAGCGCCTCCGCTTCCGGGTTTTGATGTGTTTTTTACAAGGTCAGGTCGTGATTTTTTCAGCTTTTCAATTCCTTTTGCTGCTTCTATTTCCTCATCACCATCAACAAAAACCACATCGCCAGATTCTGTCAACCTAACCCTGTCTTGTGCAATGAGGTCTTTAATAAGATAATCAGCAGCGTGAAAATGATCGCATATAACCTTGTTCAGCTTTTCTGCTGTTTTTGAGTTGCGCAGATCACGGTTAGCCGCTTCAATTTTTGCATCACGATCCGCGATCTGTTTCTTGAGCATCTCGAAATCCTTTACCGGAACGTACTCACTTGTGTTTACGCTCTTGGTCTTGAACTTTGAAAGCGCATCAGGCAAATCATCCACGCTCGATACATCAAACTCAAACGTGTTCTTGATTGCCGATTTAAAGCCTTCATTCTCGCGTCGAAGCTTTGCATTCTCTGCGCCTTTTTTGTTAGCCGCTTCAATGCCGCGTGACTTCTCAGCCTCGATTGCCGCGAGTACAATTCCCTTTTGATCGTCTGTCAAAGAGCTAATAACTTCTGATACATCCATACTTCCCATCCTTTCGGCTCATGGCCGCGTTTAGTGTCTCATGGACATAC